CTCTGCGATCATTCTGGCGAGCGGTTGGCAGATTGCGGAAAGCACGGCTAAGACTTCGCTGATGCTTGCTGACTACGCAGAGGAAGAAGCCCTTGAGGTCATGCTGGCGATCATTGGCAATACGCCTGGGATCAAGGACGACATCAAATCGCTGTCTATCTCCGATGTGAAGCCGCATATCGGTCGCAACAAGACCTATGAGCTTTCGAGCCGTGTCAATGCGCTGGCTGCTCTGGTCAACATCGGTATTGCACCGCAGACGGCTATCACGGTCGTGGACATCTTCGATGATCCCCAGCAAGTGGCTCTGGATAGTGCGCCTCGCATCAATAGTCTGCTTGGCCTTGCCGATGACGGCTCGCTTATGGTCAACGATACTGGCGTGGAAGTACCGCCGGAGGAAGTGGACGCTACACTTGAACGCCTTGCCGACAATGCATGGGATAACTACGGCGAGAACAAGGATTTACTGCGTGGCGTAGCGGAGGTCTAAGATGGCAAGCAAACTCGACTTCGATGAGATCAACCGGCCGGAATACGAGGACTGGTTCGATGTAGGCATCGGGGATGAGGAGCTGAAGCGGAGAGTTAAGGCTGCTATCGCATTTGACAACCGCATTGGTGCAACGCTCGCATGGATCGAGCGCACTCGCCCTGGTGTCCGCGCCATGTACGAACGCTTTCACCGCGACTACATGGATATGCTGGATGATTTGGACGATGCTGACGAGGAGTTTCTTGAGGAGCGAGCGATACAGTTCGCAGAGGAAGTCACGAAGTCCACACAGAACCACAGGGGCGACCTTGACGGCTACTGGACGAGCGCACAACGCGCCGTGGAGATAGCGAAGAACGAGAGCGGACTTGTCAGCAACGACTTCGAGTATCAGCGAGCCAAGAAGCAGGGCAAGAAACTGAAAACCTGGCACACGATGGGCGACAACAAAGTGCGAGAAACGCACTGGCCTATGGACGGCGTGACCGTTGGCATTGACGAGTTCTTCACAGTGGGCGGCTTCGATATGCTGTACCCAATGGACGGAGAACACGGCGCACCGCCGGAGGAGATCATCAACTGTCGGTGCTGGGTGACATATAGGTGATTAGGGAGTGGGCAACCGCTCCTTTTTTCATACACGGACAGAGAAGTCCTAAATCGCAAAGCCGCAGAGAAGCGGCGTAACAAATTTCGCAATCCAGATAGGAGGCACAAATGGAAAACGAGAACACCAACGTAACCCCAGAGGAGCAGAGCGAACCCATCGATGCGACCGAAACTGCGAGCGCGGCAGATAAGTCCATCGAGGAGCAGCTTCTGGAGGCACTTGCGGAGAACAAACGTCTGCGCCGTGCCAACGACAAGGCATCAAGCGAAGCGGCGAGCTACAAGAAACAGCTCAACGCAAGGCTGACCGAAGCCGAGAGAGCAGAACAGGAGCGTGAAGAAGCAAACGAGCGTTTGCAGAGCGAGCTGGAGGAACTGCGCCGAGAGCGTGACCTTAACAAGCTGATGAAGAATTTCACCGTCCTGGGCTACTCCGATGCAATGGCGAAGAAAGCAGCCGAGGCTCAGTATGCCGGAGATACCGATGCGTTGTTCGAAGTTCAGCAGCAGTATCGCACCGAGCTTGAGAACAACATCAAGGCACAGTTTATGCGCGGAACCCCGGCTCCGCAGGGAGGGGCAGTTACGAACGGCGCGCCTCTTACCGAAGCACAGATCAAGTCCATGACACCTGCCGAGATTAACGCAGCGTGGAAGGACGGCACAATTCAGAAATTCTTAGAGAGGAAATAATCATGGCTGTTACTTCTTTTATTCCCGAAATTTGGGCGGCAAGACTTCTTGAGCATCTGGATAAGGCTCACGTTTATGCGGCTCTGATGAACCGTGACTACGAGGGCGAGATCAGAAACGCTGGCGATACCGTCCACATCAACACGATTGGCGACATCACGGTTGACGACTATGACGGCACGGCGATCACCTACGAGGCTCTGTCCACGACTTCCCAGGATTTAAAGATCGACCAGGCGAAGTACTTCGCGTTCGGCGTTGACGATGTGGAAAAGGCACAGGCTCTTCCGGGTCTGGTCGAGGCGGCTACGCAGCGTGCGGCTTATGCGATCAACGACACGGCTGACCAGTTCCTGGCTGGTGTCCTTGCGGATTCCGCTACCCCGGCTATCGCTGGTTCCGTGGCTCTGGACGAGGACAACGTGTACAAGACGCTGGTCGCCATGAAGGTCGCTCTGGACAAGCAGAACGTTCCGACCGAGGGTCGCTGGGTCGTCATTGATCCTACTTGCCACGGTCTGCTGCTCCAGGACAAGCGTTTCGTTTCGTTCGGCACGGACATCACTAACGAGCGTCTGGTCAACGGCAAGGTCGGTCGTGCGGTCGGCATGGACATCTATGTGTCCAACAACGTGCCGGAAGAAGATGGTGCGTATTGCCTCATCGCTGGCGTGCCTATGGCGGCGACCTATGCGGAGCAGATCATCGAAACTGAGGCTCTGCGTGACATCGACACCTTCAAGGATCTCGTTCGTGGACTTCATGTCTACGGCGCGAAGGTTACTCACGCGGCTGCTCTGGCGAGCGTGGTTGCCACCTATGGAGGCGGCTCGCAGTAATTCTTGAGAACTAACGGAGGAACGACACATGAACGAGGCTTTGCTTGCGGAGCTTATCACTTATCTGGGTGATGACTTCAACGAAAGTATGACACCGCAGGCGCAGCTCTGCGTCAATCGTGCGGTCACGAGCTTTCGGACTTACATGAATTATCCGGCAGAGTATGCGGTCGAAGAAGATATGCAGAAGAACTATTATTGCATTTTCGACCTCGTGCTTTACTTCTGGAACCTCATTGGAATGGAGTACCAGACGGAACATCGTGAGAGCGGTTCTACGCTCGTGTTCAACACGGAGGCGACCATCTACGCCACGCACGGTGTCGTTCCTTTCGCTACGTTCATCACGAAGGACACGAGGATCATCTAATAATCTACACACGGCAACTGCGGCTTTTCCGTTCTCCTTTCCCGCAGGGCGGTTGCTTGCTAATGCGGCGGTGGGGAGGCAAGCAGTGTGTTTCGGAGGACATTCCTATGGCTCGTGCAGCGTGGAAATTAAGACAAGACATATATGTGACGGTCAAGACGGAAACACGGCGCGGTATCGACAGGGTAAAGGTGTATTCCAAACCCAAGAAGTATCGCCTGTCCGTTTCTGCCACGGTTGGCACTCCGAGTGTGTTCAGCACAGGCATTGTTCCAGACTACGACCGAGAGATCACCGTGTACGCAGGGCAGTTTACTGGCTTTGATGCGCCAGAGGGAGCTTTGCTGTATGTCGATGTGGCTCCCGATCTGGATATGAACGGCTACATCAAGCTGGACGATGCCGGAGAACCGACCGTGTACCCCGACTATGAGCTTGTCCGTAAAATTTCCACGGTGCGCGGCAAGGTATCGAGATACGGCATAAAGAAGGTGTCCTATGGCAACGGTTAAGCGGTATCCGCTGAAACTATCGGCAATATCGGAGCTGTTAAGCGACCTCGAAAAGATGCGTGACGGCCTTGCCGATCTTCCGCAGACGGTTGTCGCTGATATGACGCAACGTGCTGAAAAGCAGTTCAACGATGCGCTTGGCATAGGTGCAACACCAGGCAGACAGGCGGTGATTTCCACTTCGTCTAGTCTGGTTCATGCCGACAAAGGTGAGGCTACTGGACGGCTGACCGCCACAGGAAAAACTGAGGACACAGGCTTCAACATTCTTATGGCGGTCGAGTTCGGAGCTGGCATTGCCGGAATGGATGGTCTGACAAATCCAGACTATCCGCAACTGCCGTATGGCACAGGCACATGGCCTGGTCAAACCCATGCGTTCGATTACAGCGGTTGGTATTACCCTGCTGATGACGGCTCGTGGAAACACACCTACGGCACTCCGGCTGGTATGCCGATGCACTACACCATCCAGTATGTCAAAGCTGAGATGCCGAGAGCGGTACGAGAGGAAGTACGCAAATGGCTGACATGAGCTACTTAAACATTGTCACAAACGTATTCGAGTTCTGGGCTGATGCGCTGTCCGAAACGGACATTGGCGAGGAAACATATTTCGAGCGACCCTCTGGGGACATCAAGCTCCCTTGTGCTTCGCTTCTTCCGTTGCCGAGCGGTGAGCTTGGTCACGATCTCCACAATGACGCATCGGGCATCGAACTGACGATCCAGACCGATCTGTTTGTGCGTGCGGAAACCCCTTTGTCGAAAATCTACGAGCTTAATGCAGTATCTCATGCGGCGTTGGTTGCCCTGGGCTTTAGGCTGACCGCATCCACCACGCCCGAAATGCCACAGAACGGCTACAAAAGATTGATTTCTCGCTATGCTCGCGTGATCGGGTATGGCGAACCTTTAGCGGAAGAATCCGCGTAATTCTACGGAGGACTTAAAATGGCAATTCCCGGACTTTCTACTCTTGGTATCGAGGTCGGTTATGCGGTTGTGACTTCCACGACCGCGCTCCCTGCTTCGTTTACCGTTCTGCCCCGGTGCAATTCCGCTGACGGCATCGAGCTGACGATGAACAGCATTGATGCTTCGGCTCTGGAGGACTACGTTACGCAGCGCGTGGCTGGTCGTTCGGACATCCCGGAAACGTGGGGCATGGCCTTCAACAACACGGCTGAGTCGCGTGCGGCTGTTACTGGCATGATTACGGCTTACACGACCTCGCTGGCGAACGACTCCGACACGGTGGTCTGCATCGAGATTTACGATCCGAAGGATACGGCTGGTGCTTACTTCGTGTTCGTGCAGCCGCCCTCGATGATTGGCATGAGCGAGCTGGCGCAGAACAGCCTCAAGACCTTCGCGGTGTCCAGCACGCTCGTGAAGCTGTGGGGCTATGACACTGGCGTTGCGCCGGATGACGGCGGCTCTAACTAATTGAGCGTTACGAAAGGAGAACGGATATGTATAAAACTTTTGAGTCTGGCGGTAAAGAGTACCGTCTTGAGTATTCCCTGGAGGCGTACATGACGAAGTACGTTGACCAGTTCGGCAACTACAAAACTCATGTTGCGCCTCTGGTGGAGTACATTTCAGCTATGAATGACGGCGGTGGCGAGAATGTAGCCGCCGCTTTTGATATTCCCGAAATTGCGGCGCACGCGATGTACGCAGGGCTTATTCGGTGGCATGGACGCGGCAAGCGCGGCGACAAAACTATCGTCACGTTCGATGATGCGTGCGAGCTTTGCATGGACATCATTGATGCGAACCCCGATGACAAGTATCTGGGAACGTGGAGCGGCCTGTTGATGATGTGCATTGAGCAGATCGAGGCTGACGGTTTTTTCACTCGGCTCGCGGCAGCAACGGAGCCGCAGGACAAGAAGCCGAAGAAGAAAAAGTCGGAGTAAGCAAACCCATTGAGCTGGTCATCACGGAGGACTTGGTTCCTACGGCGGTGATGTCTGGCATGGCCTACGAGGATGCGTGGGATGCTACGCCCAAAGAGATACAAGTATGCGTATCGGCGTGGTACAGGGCGCAAGCGATGTCAGCTTGGATCAGCGGTCAGTATGTCGCTGCGGCTATCGGCGTTTGCTTCTCGAAAAGCGCGAAGTATCCAGACAACCCTCTGGATGCCATCGACAACATGGTCGATCCAGACATGGAGGTCACCGAGGAACAGGCCGAGTACTACCGCAAGCTCATCATGGGCAGTTACGCAAGGTTCGGGAACCCTAAAGAGGATGGATAAATGGCAGAAGCTAATTTCGAATCCTTAAATCTTGAAATAAGTGTAAGGGCATCCGAAGCTACTCAGCAGATCAATGCGCTTACCGAGGCTCTTGGCGGCCTGAAAGCGGCTTTGAGCGGCATGGGCGCACTTGGCTCGCTTGGCAAAGGCGTGGAGAATATCGCTAAAAAGGCCGAAGATACCGCGCAGCGCGTAAGACAGGCTACGAAAGACATCCAGAGCGCAGTAGACCAGAGCGCAAGCTCGGCTGCGTTGCCGAATAACTTCTGGGGCGCGACTGGCGCGGTGGAAATCGAAGAAGCCGCAGACCAGATCGAGGAAGTACAGGAGCAAATCCAGGAAGAGGTCGCGCAGACGCAAAAGGTTGTTCACGGAGCTACGGAAGATGTCGCGCAGCAGCTAGAGCATGTGTCCGGCGTTTCCCTTGAGGGTCTGAAAACGGCATTTACCGCCGCGCTTGGCCCGATAGGCATGGTGGTTGATGCGTTTAAGCTCGCGTATAAAATCGCCATGCTTGTCGTTGACCAGTTCAACGAGTTCATCAACACGATCAAGAAGTTCAAAAAGGTCATGGATGGGCTGAACGAGCGGTTTAATCCGTTTGTTGGGCTGAAAAAGGAGCTTGGCTATCTTATCTCGCTGGCAAAGCGACAAGTCTTACGGCGAGCCATCAATGCGGCTATCAAGGCGATCACGGAAGGGCTGAAGTCTGGCGTTGAAAATCTCGCGCAGTATGACGAGCGGTTCTCCGAAGTTGTTCAGAGTTTCCACAACGCGATGGGGCTGTTCAAGAACTCTATCGGCGTGGCGGTCGCTCCGATCATCTCGTATTTCATCCCTGCTATTAACCAGATGCTCGCGACATTGACCGCAGCGATGAACACGCTTGCGCGGCTGACGGCGTTACTGACTGGTCAGCACACCTATACCGTGGCGAAAAGCTACGAGGAGATAGGCGATAGTGCTGGCGGTGCGAGCGGCAAAGTCAAAGAGCTTCAGCGCACCATCCTCGGCTTTGACGAGATCAACAAGCTGAACAGGCCGTCTGGTTCTGGCGGTGGCGGTGGCGGTGGAGCCGGAGATGCTATCAGCGCATACGAAACGCTATCG